TAATCTCATGGCTGTATTTCTAAATAACAATGTGGGCGTGAAGATCAACTCTGTCGATCTATCTGACCATGTTACAGCAGTAACAATCAACCGAGTATTTGATGAACTAGAAGTAACTGCGATGGGTGATAACTCACACAAATTCGTAAAGGGCTTAGAGTCATCAACAGTAACAATCGACTTCCTAAACGACACAGCATCAGCAAATGTATTGGCAACACTACAAGCTGCATGGGGAACTACAGTCACAGCTGTATTCCTACAGACAAAGGGAACAGCAGTCTCTGCTACAAACCCTCTCTACACTGTATCTTTGCTAGTCAATAACACAACAGACATCAATGGTGCTGTTGGAGACATTGGCACACAGTCAATCACATTTACTGCTAACTCAACAGTTGCAGTAGCATCAACAGGCACATTCTAAACAATTAAACAAAGGGGCTAAACATGGCAAGACTAAAGATCGTTCGAGTAGATGGAAGTGTATTAGAAGGCGAGATTACTCCAGCAGTGGAGTATGCGTTCGAGCAATACGCTAAAAAGGGTTTCCACAAGGCTTTCCGCGATGAGGAAAAGCAATCGGATGTTTATTGGCTGGCATGGGAAGTCACACGCAGATCAGGTGAATCTGTTAAGCCATTCGGGATGGACTTCATCGAGACACTCAAAAGTGTTGAGGTGCTTGATTCCGACCCTTTAGCTTAAAGCGCGATCTTCCGTTCACCTACCTTATTGCTAGGCTAAGCATAAGGTTAGGGATCGCGCCACAACATTTATTAGAGTTAGACAAAGTGATGCTAGATGCATTACTTATTGGCTTACAGGATGAAGCAAAGGAGATTAAAGATGCCAGCACAACTAAAAGGCGCCGTTAATCTTCGCAAGGCTTTAAGACAGTTTGCTCCAGACTTGGCTAAAGAAACACAAAAAGAAATTGCTGGAGCGCTTAAGCCAATCACTGCAAAGGCTAGAGGATTTATTCCTTCAAACGCTCCGCTATCTGGCTGGGGTATGCCTAGCAAAGGATCATGGGAAAGATTGCAATGGTCAACATCTGAGGCCAAGCGTGGCATTGGTTACAAGACAACACCATCAAAACCAAACAGATCAGGCTTTCGTTCTCTAGCTCGAATTGTTAATGCTTCTGCTGCTGGCTCTTTGTATGAGACTGCTGGCCGAAAGAATCCTCAAGGCAGAGCGCAAGCACCTGCTTATGAAGTTAAATTACGCACCAATGCTAATTTTGGAAAGACAATTAGATCAGGAACTAAAGACCAGTCTAAGAGCAATAACCCTTATGCTGGTCAGCAGTTTATTGATGCATTAAATAACACAGGCAAAATAGTCGATGCTTACCAGCGTGAGCAAGGTCAAGCAGGTCGAGCATCTCGTAAAATGAAAGGCCGCGCAATCTTTAGAGCATGGAAAGAAGATGGTGGCAAGGCTAACGCAGCAGTAATCAAAGCAATCGAATCATCTGCTGCAAAACTTAATGCAACTGCTAAGGTGAAAGGTTAATCATGGCCGATGTAAAAATTGACATAGCAACCGAGTTCACCGGCAAAAAAGCCTTTAAGCAAGCTGAAACTGCAACCGACAAACTAAACAGAGGTGTAAAGAATCTTGCCAGCACTTTTGGTTTAGCTTTTGGTACTGCCGCTGTATTGAACTATGCCAAGAAATCTGTTAGAGCTGCTGCTGATGATCAGAAAGCACAGCAACAATTAGCCCTAGCATTAAAGAATGTTGGACTAGAGCGCGATGCCGCAAGCACAGAGCAGTACATCAATCGTCTTGAGACTGAGTTCGGTATCCTTGATGATCTACTTCGTCCTGCCTACCAGAGACTTGCGATTGCGACACAGAACTCTGCTGAAAGCCAGAGATTACTTAACCTAGCATTAGACATTTCGGCCTCAACTGGCAAGGATGTCAATTCAGTAACTACTGCTTTGAGTCGCGCATACTTAGGCAATAACACAGCACTTACTCGCTTAGGTGTAGGACTTAGCAAGGCTGATCTAAAGACTAAATCTTTTGAAGAAATCACAACACAGTTAGCAGATACCTTTGCTGGATCTGCCTCAGCTGCTACACAGACTTTTTCAGGCCAACTAGCCATCCTTTCAGTAGGTGCAGCCAATGCCTCTGAGATTATCGGTACTGGCCTTATTGATGCTTTAACTAATCTAGGTGAAAACACATCTGCTGCTGACCTAGCAAATAACATGAAAACTACAGCAACTTACATCGCAGATGTTATTCGTGGCGTAGGAACCTTAGCAAGCAAGTTAAATGACATTCCAATCTTGGGTGATTTTAATGTTGGCATGATTCCTATTCTTGGCTCATACCTTGAAATGCTTCGCGAGGCTGGCAAGGTTAGAACTGACTTTAATCCTAATGAGCATAAGGCTAAACAACAGCAACTCACTACTGAAACAAAGATTACTAAACTAGGGGCAACCCAGTTATCTAATGCCAAGAAATTGTCAGCAACTCAGAAGCAAATAGCAGCTGAAAAGAAGAAGCAAGAAGTATTAGATAAGGCTGCCCTAGTCCTTGCGCAAGGCAAAAAGGTATTTGATGAAGAAGGTATCCAGTTAGCTGCTGCTGCACAAAGTAAGTTAACGGATGAGGAAAAGGCTCGCGTAGCCTTAAAGAAAGACATTTATAACCTAGAAGCTGCCATTAATGAAGGCAACATAACAGCAGCAGCAACCCTTGCTAACAGCATGGTTGCCAATGCTCAGAAGTTAGCAGCACTTCGCGGTGACATGATTGGTCTTAATGACATTCAAAATCCATTTACTGCATGGCTTTCAACATTACAACAGATGGCTATGGAGCTTGCTAAGTTAGCCAACATCAAGCCATTAGGTCAGGTTGGATTTACTCCAGAGCAACAGGCAAGATACGACATACTGGCAGAGGCTAAAGCTAAGATCCAGCGCAAGATCGATGGTCAAATGGCTGATCAGTTATTGCCAGCAGGATCGTTAGGATCTAGCTTAACTGGAACTTATGTAGAAGGCCCAGAGGCTGCAAGAATGTTTAATCAGATGAGCGCATCAGGCGGTGCAGGTGGCAGTAATACATCTGTCATCGTCAATGTCACAGGCTCAGTTACAACAGAGCGTGATTTAGTTGCAGCAATTACACAGGGGCTATACGCACAACAGGCATCAGGTACTCCAGTAACTTACAGTACGGTGTACTAATGGCATTACCTGCAACCCCTATCGTCAAGATCAATCTGACAGGTGGAGCATCATTCGGTGATCCATTTGTCCTAGATACTTCACAGCTTGACTTTGCCATCCTTGCAGATCCCGGCACTGTGATCATCGATGTATCCAATCAAGTAGCAAAGATCGATACTCGCAAAGAGCGCAACTTGTTTCAGGATAAGTATTTATCAGGATCGGCCACAGTCCGCATCACAGATGAGAACGGTAACTGGAACCCACAGAATACATCCAGCCCTTATTACCCTAATCTAGTACCTCTGCGCTCTATCATTATTGAGGCGGATTATGCAGGCACTGTTTATCCAATTTTCAAGGGTTACATTACTGAGTATCTTTACACCTACCCTAAAGATCAAGAGATTGGCTATGTCGATCTAATCTGCTCAGATGCCTTTAGACTTATCTTTAACTCCAATGTAACTACAGTGGCAGATGCAGGCGCAGGGCAAGGCACTGGCACACGCGTAGGCAAAATCCTAGATGCTATTGGCTGGCCTTCATCATCTCGATCTATTATGACTGGTCAAACATTATGTCAGGCAGATCCAGCAACTACACGCACTGCACTAGCTGCTATTGAGACTGCAACCTTTACAGAGCAGGGAGCCTTCTATTTTGACAAGGCTGGCAACGCTGTGTTCAAGGATCGCAAGTTTGTCTATGAGTCTCCAGCAGAAACAGCTACAGCCTTTTCCAATGCAACTGGATCTACAGACATTCCGTATGCGGGAATTACCTTTGCGCTGGACGATAAAACCATTGTGAATTCAGCCAGTGTTACACGCATAGGGGGAGCGACTCAGACTGCCTCAAATGCTGACTCTATTGCTAAGTATTTCCTACACAGCATCACAGCCAATGACATGCTTATGCAGACAGATGCTGAGGCTTTAGACCTTGCCTCTAACTTTGTTGCAAGCCGTAAGGAAACTACCCTTAGAATCGAATCTATTACCCTTGATCTAGTAACTCTAGGGTATGGGGCAGGGGTTACAGCTGCACTGGATCTGGATTACTTTGACCCTATGCAGATCACGAATGTAAATGTGGCCGGCACTACTATTGTCAAGACTCTCCAATGTCAAGGCATAGCCCACAGCATTACGCCTAACACATGGCGGACTACTTTAACAACACAGGAAAATGTCCTCGATGGCTTCATCTTGGATTCGACATTATACGGTATCCTTGACACATCCGTATTGGCATACTAGGAGAATAAATGACTTATCCATTCGTAGCAGGCGATGTACTGACAGCAGCAGACATGAACTATCTGCCTTCGTACACACTCAACGCACAGACTGGCACAACCTACACAGTCGTGACCAATGACCAATACAGTAAGCTGATTACTCAATCCAACGCCTCTGCAAGTACCGTCAGAATCCCTACAAACGCCACTACAGCCTTTCCTATTGGCACTGTGATAAATGTAATCAACATCGGCGCAGGTATCTGCACAATCAACGCAGTGACCTCTGGCACTACTACAATTCTTTCTGCTGGAGCAGTTGCAGCAGCGCCTACCCTTGCACAATACAAAGCCGCATCATGCATTAAAACAGGCACAGATACTTGGTATGTCATCGGTGGCGTTGCATAATGTTTGGAGTCTCACTAGGAATAATGGATGGCGCAGGTGGCGCAGCTGGTGGCTCATTTGAGTCTATTGCCACTTTTACTGCAAGTGGTGGAGAAACTTCTACTACTTTCAGTTCAATAGCATCTACCTATAAGCATCTACAAATACGAGGCATTTACAGGGATACAACTACTGGTGGATTTTCTAAGCAATTAGGTTTGCGATTTAACGGTGACACTGGAAGCAGTTACCCATATCACGCACTTGTTGGAGATGGGAATACTGTTTATACAATAGGCAATAGTGCCCAGACTCAACTTTATACAGCTTTTTCTGGAACAGATAGCAGCATGACTGCTAATTGTTTTGGTGCTTCAATTATAGACATTATTGATTATGCATCAACAACAAAGAATAAAACAATGAGGCATTTTGGTGGTGTTGAAGATAATGTTAATAGTACAAATCGCCGCTTAGGAATATCGTCTGGGTTTTGGATTTCTACATCTGTTGTTACTTCTATAACTCTTATACCTGCGTCTGCTTTTGCGGCCGGATCTATTTATTCACTCTACGGAATTAAGGGGTAACATGCCAGCCACATACGAGCCGATAATGACTACAACTTTAACAACATCTACTGTGTCATTTTCGCTATCATCTATTCCATCCACCTATACAGACTTACGCCTAGTGATGAGTCACTTAGCCGCTGGAAGTTATGGTTGGGCATCTTATCGATTCAATGGAGATACTGGGTCTAACTACTCTGACACTTACATTAGAGGCGTTGGAACCGCTGCTCAATCATCAAGAAATACATCTGTAACTAAAATTGAAGTAGGTGGCTATCAGGATGCAACGACAACTATTCCAGCTTTAACAATTATGGACATTTTTTCTTATGCTGGTTCAACAAACAAAACAGTTTTAATTAATTATTCATCTGACAGTAATGGAGCGGGAACTGTTTATCGTCAAGTTTCATTATGGCGTAATACTGCTGCGATTAACTCAATCACAATAACTAGAGAAAACTGGAACTTTACTTCAGGCACAACCGCTACTCTGTATGGGATAAAAAATGCCTAGTACTACCTATGAACTAATCAAAGGAGAAACACTCGCCTCATCGGCTGCTTCTTATACCTTTACTGCTATTCCAAGTACCTTTACGGATTTATGTTTAAGGTTAAGCCTTAGAGATACTTCAACTACATCTTATCCAAACCAAGCAGTAGTAAAAGTAAATGCAATAACTTCTTATTCTAAAATAAGTGTTGAGAGTATTGGTACTTCTGTATTTTCTTCATCTGCAAATCACGGTGGATACTGGCTTGAATGGGCAGTTACTAGCAATTCACAAACATCAAACACTTTTGCTTCAAGTGAGTTATACATTCCAAATTACAACAATACTACAAACAATAAGCCAGCAAGTGGCGTGGTTGCAAGCCCTGAAAATGGTACATCGAATCCAGCCGATGGTGCTTTTGCAATGTTGATGATTAACAACGCAGCGGTATCTAGTCTAACAATTACTACCGCAAATAACTTTATGACAGGCTCATCCTTCTATCTATACGGCATCAAGAACTCATAAGGAGAAAACATGACACGACCAACACGCGTTGAAGTGAACTGCACAACAGGGGAAACTTCAATTATCGAGCTAACAGATGCTGAGATCGCACAGATGGAAGCAGATGCAGCAGCGGCCGAGACACAACGACAAGCAGATGAAAAGGCAGCAGCAGACA